AGAAATCACTTCTTTCCCAGTTGCTATCTATTACTTGACCATTGGTTTTATTATTATCATTTGTTATATTCCATTGATCTACCATTGAAATTCCAGCAGATATAGCAGGGGATAATTTTGTAGAATCTAAAGTGCTTTGACTTGTTAAAAGCTCCCCATCTGCAATATCAGGCAAAGAAATAACTCTGTTATTACTAGATGATGAGGGTGCTTGGATACTTATAGACCCACCCCCGGAAGCTGCGTTTAGTTTAATCTTTGCTGTCATGGTTTAGGATACTTGTCTTTGATAGCTTTGATAGTAGTTTTCCAGCCAGCTACACCACTATGATAAATGGTATCAAGCTGATCTTCAATACTTGGATATTCTGCTGCTCTATTTCTTGAATATTCAAGGGCTGCATATTCACTATTTAATGTGGTTCGTGCAGCGTCAATATCAGACTGGACAAGTGTTATTTGTGTGCCATCTGCTCTAAATGCTCCTGTAGAATCATCAATTTTTGTACAGTCTGGATACGCTTTATAAATAGCTTCATGGTCTAAAATCATGGTTCTATCTCCGTTAATGTAAGACTTGAATAACCTCTTACATAATAAACAGTTGCACTATTTGTATGATCTCTATTTAGGTAGATAGTTTTATTTGTACTAGAATCATGGCTGAATCTATAACTGTAAGTTATTGGACTTGTGCCTCCTGCTGTATCTAGATATTCATGTGTAATCGTAGAAACTCGGCCAGAACTAGTTACATAAGTAGCAGCAGAAACTTGTTGCCTTACACTTGAATCCCCTCTTGCTGCATCAAGAACTGAGCCAGCTTTAAATAATTGTGCAAAAACTTGTTTATCATCACTTATACCTACCATCAAACTAGCTCTGATTAATATTAAATTACTAGCATTAGATGGTGTGATAGCTTTAGAAATAAGATCGCCTGTTAAACCCGAAGAGTTATCATTCGTACCTGCACCTACAGTTTCACTAGCAGTATTTTTTTTAGACTCTTGAACAACTTGTAAAACTTTTCCACCAGAAGCAATACCAGTAATACCGCTATTTGTAATCGCCATTCTTTCAACACCACCAGTTGAAAACTTGATAGTGTCAGCAGCAGGGAATGTTATGCCAGTATTACTATCCGTTCCAGTTAAGGCAGGAGCAGATACGCTTCCATCAACCCCAGAAATACCAGTAGTGCCGTTAATGTTTAATGCCATAATTAAAGAATAACAAGGATTGCACCAGATGGCACTGTAACAGTAACACCTGAATTTATTGTAGGGCTTACTGTGTGTGCATTTTTATTGGCAGTTAAAGTGTAATTCGTTGTAACAGCTTGGTCACTCTCGAAAAACACCTGATCTGTGCCACCTCCAGTAGCTCCAGCACCTCCACCAAGTTCTCCCCAACCTGTATTTTTATACCCTTCAAACCTGTTTTGATCTGAGTTATATCTAAATTGTCCTACTGCTGCTGTTGGTGCTCCAGACTGTCCAGGTTGCTGTGCATCAGTACCAACAGGAACTTTTAAAAATCCAGTAGATGACATCGTAACATCACCTGTCATCGTAGGGCTTGCTGCTACAACATGACCTAAATTATCTAAACTAATATTTCCTATGGTTACGTATGCGTTATTTGCTGCGTTTCTTATCTTGAATAATGAACTTCCTGTATCAATGTGTGGCTGAAAAGCTGAGTTTATTGATGGATCGCCAGAACCGCTATTTAAAGAGTTGATAGCAGCAGTAATTTGATTTAATTTTGTTCGGACAGCAGCACCCGTTCCATTATCAATGACATACCCTGCCCCACCTGTGTTATCAACTCTAGCCATTTAGAAAAGTAACATTGCTCCTATTATACTATCCTTTTCCAAAACCAACAGCAGCAAATACAAATTGCTTACTTATAGAAGCATTTGATGAATTTTTAAAATGTATCTGAAAATTACTTGCAGTTATATTTGATATTTCAAAGAAATCACCAGAAGCTAAGTTCTGAGCAGTGACATTAACTGTTGGTAAATGTTGATTAAGGGTTCCAAGTGCAGACGTTCCAACAAAAAATGGAGAGCTAAATGGAACTGTGGTTACTCCTGCTGATGAAGTGATAGTTTGACCAGTTCCCTGATCTATTCTTTTTTCTAATTTTGCTGAATAACCTAACTGAAATACTCTAATATCCTGTGCTGGATCATTACTGGTAAGAACTGTTCTAAATTGAAAACCTCTTGCCTTGAATGTACCGCTTGTAAAGTTTTGAAAATCACTGTATGTAGGCGAACCAGAAGGATCATCTTGTGTGGTGCGTACAAACAGTTGAGCATCTACATCATTAGCATCTGTTCCATCAAAGTCTGTCCAAGTATCTACATTTGCAATTCTTGAATCAATTAAATCTGCTGGATAAAAACCTTCTGTTTTGAAATGCCTAACTAAATCAAGACTAAATACTGCACCTAAATCTAAAGTAGATGCAAAATCATAAGTACCTAATGGAGATATTCCTCCAACATCATCTAGTGATCCAACAGCATCAAGATCAGCAATATTATCAAATTGTCCTGCACCAGTTAAGTTAAGAGAATTTGTTGTTGCATCAAAAGCTGTATTAACCTTTGCACCCTGAAACTTGGGATTATCTAAATCTTCTCTTCTGGTTTGAACAAGTAACTCATCAGTTACTTCTGGGATATTTACAACAACACTGGCCTCTCCTGCACTAAATCTACCACCATCATCTTGAAATTTAAGAATATACTCTCCAGTGATAGCAGGAACTATTGCTTCAGTTGAGTTTCCTGGAGCAGCTTCTATTAAATCAACAGCTTTCTCAAACGTACCAGTGCCATCAGTTCCAGAACTATCGTGTCTAATGTAAACTAAACCACCATGAGTAACATCAATATCTGTTGATCTGTTCCATTTCAAGCGAATCAATTTACTATTTATCGGTTCAGCAGTAAGCCCCGTCATGTCTGCTGGAATAGCAGTTTTTCCTGCAAAATCTTTTGTTAATGTAGCTGGCTCTGCTGATGCTTCTAATGCTGCATTTAAACTAAACACCCTAAACTCATAATTCCCTTCACTTGCATCAAATATTGTGAAATCTGTTCCCATAACAGTGGTGCTAACGAAGTTTCCGTTATCCTTTCTGTACTGAATCCTGTATTGGCTAACACCTCGAACAGCTTCATAATCAAGAATAATTTTTACTTTTGCTTTTTGATTTTCAACATAGAACTGTTGAGTAGCACTCAGACCAGTAGGAGCATCTTTTAGTTCATTTAATATCGTTACATTTCTAACAGGAAGGGGAGTTCCATCTTCAATAAATGCAAACTTTCCTGAATTATAAGCCGTTCCAACGATGGCATAATTATCCTTATCTTCAGTTACGCTGACAACTCTCCATTGAGTAGTTTCTAGTGTGGTGTTACTTAAAATCCATACACTATTTGCATTTGGAGCCGATGAAAAAGCGGAAGATACTGTAATAACAGCACCAGAAATGTCACTTACAGGCTTAGTTTCTACCGATCCATCGGATAAGATAACGCTAAGCGTTGGATTGTTTGTAGCGTCTAAGTCTGTATCTTCTGTATTATCTACTGTGACAGTTGTTGTTGTTGCTGACTTTATTCTTCCTCCTCTTCTTAGTCCTGCCCTTACTGGATCACTTACTTCGATAACTTGCCCAGGTCTTACAACAACTCCTTCTGATAAACCAGTAGTAAAATTAATTGTTTCAGTAGAATTTTGTTCTTCAAATAATAAAAATCTGCCTAATCTTCTTGCCTGACCTCTTGAACTACAACCAAAGCCAGTAATTTTTTTATGTAATACACCATATTTATTTTTTGCTGCTACATCTTCTACAGTTTCAAAGTCTAATTCTTGATTTTCCATATCAAAATATGACACAGAAACTACAGTTGCCCTTGTTTTAAGACTTGTACCAGAATATCCAAATCCTGCTGATGTTACATTTGATAAATTGAACAGATAGCTAGGATCTGTAGGTCTATCTTGTGAAATTGTAAGAGAACCAGCAGTCCAGTAGCTTATTGATCTCATTACAGAAGTAAGGGAATTTACAACTTCATACGCATCCGATCTTGCTTGCAAAATAGTATTGCAGCTAAATCTAGGTTCTTGTCCTCCTGCTCCGTCATCTACCAACTCTGAACAATAAACAGAAGCACTATAAAAAGCATATTTATCAAGTTGAGCTTCTGTAATATGATCTCCTAGTCCATATCTAGTATTTGTTAACAAGTCAAATAGAATCCAAGCTGGATCAGAACACCAAACTTTAGTTGTAGTAAGCGTTCCATTAAATGTTCCTGTGTAAGTTATTCTTCCTGTTGCAGCTTCTACAGTTCCGTTTTGAGGTATTTTTATTTTTACTCCACGAACTTTATACATTCTTCTTGGAACAGATGAAAACTGTTCCGAGTCAAACCTTAATGCTGCATGAGCAATATCAGGATAAGGTCTTTGCTCATCAATAATTTCAGTAAAAGACTGAAA